GCGTTGCCCTGTTTCACCGTTACCACAATAGGATTAGCAGACGAAGCGGTCAGAGTAGCAGTACCGCCGTTGCGAAGCTGCTTGCCGTTTGCCACAATGGAAACAAGAGCGGTCGGCTGCGCAGGTGTTGCCTCGACCTTAAGGCTGTTGCTGGTGGCGGTTGCGGTATAGGTGTAGGTTTCAGGGTCAAAACTGATGGCTGCCCCTGTCAGCGTCAGGTCGGAGAGCTGTGCGTCGTTGGCGGTATCCGCTGCGAAGTCCATAGCAGTGGTAACTGCCTGATTGTTGATGTTGATGGCCACAAATGCGCCGGGGATAATCGGCATACCGTCGGCACGCTGTTTTGCGCGGAAGACAGTGTTGTCCTGAAGGAACTGCACCTCGTATGAACTCTCAATCGTCATGCCGGAACGCTGTGCCAGCAGATACAGGTCTCCGTAACCGCCAATGATGTCACCGTCCGGAATAAACTCCAGCACGTCAATGTCGCCAGTCACAATTGGCAGAGACCCAAACAGGTTGGCGACAATATCACCGGTGGCAGTGAAGGTAATCAGCTTGCTCTTGAGGGTGGCATAAGTTTTGCTGTTCATAGCCCAGAACATCGTGCCACGGTTATACCGGGTATAGGTGGCGCCAGTGGCGGTCATCAACGCAGACCAAAACGCAGCGCCGGTTACATCAGCACCGCCAATTTTGAGGATGTTGGTCTCGTGCAGGTCAACCCAGGCGGGAGCATTTGCAGGGTAATCGCTGGGGGCATTCTCCTGTGCCAGACGGGTGACAATGCCCAAGGGCATACGGGCCGCAGAGCCTTTGCCGTAAAGAATGGCCTTATCCATTGCCAGACCGATGGACTCGCTCAGCATCTCGACAATCCAGGATGCAAGATTGATGTCGTTATCTTCCAGCATGGAATTGCAGACCGGAACATAACCGGCAACCTTATAACCGTCCAAAGTGACCTGGTTGAATACAAAGTTCAGCTCGTTAATCGCCCCGCACATCTCGGTCCATACCGCTTCCGGCACAGTGCCGGCAATGGTCTGGCGTGCCTGTCCGCTGACATTGCGCACACGTACCCGGTTCAGCAGTTTGGAATAACGGAACATATTTTCGGCAATCAAATCCAAAAATACAACCGGAATGGTCAACTCGGCTCCAGTAATAGCCCTGCTCTGTCCTTTCATACCACGCAGTTGAGTTAGAAAGGCTTGGGTATCCTCACGTGCTACAATATACTGACGGCGTTCCATCGGCAAAGAATCAAACGCCCGGCAGGTCATTGGCAGGGAACGGATATTAATCATTTCCATTTTATTTTCACCTCTTACAAATTCTGTTTTCTTGACTTTGGAAATCTCCGGCTTCGGCGCATTGCGCTCAATCTCTTCCAGCTCGCCTTCCAGCTTTTCGATATCAGCCGATAAATTTTGTTTGGCCTCATCATGGGCGGACTTGTCGGCGTCGTATGCTTCAATTTCGGCATTGACAGCCATTTCCTGTTCGGTGTTGCCCGGTTCCACTTCATTGATAGCGGTTTCAAGGGCCGCCTCACGGGTTTGGAACTCACTGTCTTTTTCTTCCAGAGCGGCCAGCTCAGCTTTTTTGGCATCAATGGACCTCCGGAGCATTAGTGCTTTTAGCATGGTTTTCTCCTTTCATAAAAAATGAGCCGGCTGCAAACAGCTAACGGCTCATAATTTTTTTGAGTTTTTCTTTTGCCTGGTACTTCCAGGCGTCGGTTCGTCTGCGTTTGATTTCTTCCAGGTCATGCTTCCTGGCGGAAACGGTGGTTTCCTGGTAGGCCGGAAAGGTGCATGGGGAAATTTCATACAGCGGGGAAATGCGGGTAATTGTCCAATGTACGCTCCCATCCTCCCGGTAATCGGTCTCCTGGGCGGCAATATCAAACCCGAACGAACAACCGGTGATATCGCCCCGTGCAATGCGCGCATAGGCATTCATTGCATCTGTGTCGTTTCGGTTCAGACGCACCCGGCCCCAAAGCCCATGGGAATCCTGTTTGATTTCCATCGTCCCGGCAGAAGTACGACCCAGCACAAGGTCGGTATTGTGATTGTACAAGGCGCGCACATCGTCGCTTATGCTGTCGTCAAACGCCCCTGGCGCAATGCTTTCCGTCGCTCCCGGCCAAAGTTCGTAGACGGAGTTGAAGACTGCAAAATAACCTTCAAGATAAAGGTCTGCACCTTCTTCACGCGTCTCCATTTTTTCCATGGGGATGTATCTATGTTCCACTTCCTTCACCTCCGTTCTGCACAAGCTTGCTTTGGTCGCCGAGCCTGTCCTGTGGAATATAGTTTTCCAAGGCTAAAAGCTCGTTCATATCTTCGTCAGGAGGGAGATTCAGCCAGTTGCGCCACTCGTTGCGCCGCAGCGCCATTCGGTCTACCATCTCCGCTCCGGCGCTTACCAGTTCTGTAATGGAATAGCTGTACAGGCTCCAGGAGTTAAAGCGGAAAAACCAGTTTGGGGAAAACAGGAGCTTTTTAGTCATTTCCTGCTCGATAGACCTGGCCAGCGGCATAATGGTCGTATTCACAAAGTTGTTCCACTGGTCTCGGTTAAAGTCCCCAACACCAAGCACAAACGGCGGAATCCCCAAAACTGCCGCTACCGTGCGCTTGTCCAGAGTTACCATAGCGTCCAGGGCAAGGTCGGAAAGGGTCAGCGGTTTGACCTGTTCCACGCTGAATTGTTCAGCGGGTATGAGCCATGGGTCTCCGGCATTTCCGCTCATGGCGTAGGATTCCAGAAGCTTCTGCCGGCCTTCTTCGCCCGCGAACTCGTCCGTAAGCGCATCCACCTTGACAATGAGCGACGGTTTCCATTTGGAGGACATAAACCCCTTTTGGGTGGCTGCCGCCTGCTTGAGGTTATTTGCTACATCCGCCAGAGAAACCCGGTAGCCGGTGCCCAACCAGGGGTAATAACTGTCGGGGTTGAGCACAAAGTGCAGCACCTTGTCCGGGGCGTATTCTTTCCCGGAAATGATGACTTTGTATCCCCAGCCGTCCGGGAGAAACGACGCCATAGCCGGCGGGATCGGGTTCAAGTCCCGGAGGATTCCCGCTCTCGTATCAGGGTAAACGACGGCGTTTCCATTGCCCTCTAGGTATAACGTCCGCACAATCCAGTGGATGAACTGTTCCCGCGTGGTATAACTGTTGGGGTTGATGTCAATTTTCCTGGAAAGCTCGTTTTTAATCCGAACGTCCCCATTTTCCCGGTTCTCCATCAAGTGGATGGTCATAGAACCAATCAGCCGTGCAATCGTATCAACGCCCGCTGCGATTTCTGGGTTGTGCGCAAGCGAGGTATACCCCTGACAGGTCAATGTGTCGAATGCTTCGCTGGAACACAGCCATGCAGTGCTCCTCTTTTGCGGTTCGGCCCTTGCCTGAGGGCGGCTTCGTTTTGTCTTGCTCATTTTTTCTCCTTTCCGTTCCACCACTCTTGCCCTTTTTTCTGGCGCTCCATGTTTTCCAAATACCGGATACAGGCAAACACAGAGGCATCAAACAGGTCGATGCGGTGTTCTGGCTGTACCTTATCATATTGGACCATATCATCTGTTTTTTCCACAGCGGAGACATTTTCCACACAATACTCATAAGCTTCGGAGTGGAGATAGTACAGCGTTCCGTTTTTGGCGCTGTTCTCAATATGCCGGAACCCTTCGGACTTTTTGTAATAATACTGCGGTTGGTCAATGATTTTAAAACCCGCTGACTTCATGCCGATAAAATATTTCCGGCAAAATTTGCGGTCGTGTCCAACCTGACGGATTTTAAATCCTCGCTTACGCATCTCTGTAAACCAATTGACTACATCAGCGTGGTTCACGGTGGGGGAGTTGCACAGCGTCAGCCATCCATCCTCCGCCCATCCGAACAAGGGGATGTTATCCTGGTCGGCCTTTATATGCGCCGCCACCACCGGGAAAAATGCGTGGGTGATAATAATATCAGTCCCCTTGTAGTTGCCAAATAAGCAGGCGGCTGTCAAGTCGTGAAGTTTGGACAGGTCGGCTCCGCCGTACCAGTCAACGGGCAGTTTTGCCAGTTGGTCAAGCGTCCAGTTATACCGGCTGTCTGACTTTCGAAACTCGTCAATGTCAAAATACGCTTTCATAGCATTGGTATAAACGTTTAATGACTTTGCAAAAAAGTCTTTGCGCTGCTGCGGGTCGTTTTGAGCCTGCAAGGCGTCGTTCAAAATTTCGGAAGGCCGAATGCTCACACCATACGCCGGGTTTGCCATTTCATGAATTTCCGGGTCTGTGAAGTCTACGCTGCCATCCTTTACACCTTCTGGGGCGCAGCACATAAAGATGAAATATTGCTCGTCCTTCACAGAACCATCCAGCACCTTGCGGCAGTATTTGAGCCGCTGGCCAAGAAACGCCTGCTCATTGTCTCCGGCGGTGGAAATCCCGATGAGCAGCTTATTGGTGTACGCCTTCATTGCCTCTTTGAACAAGTTGTACTGCTTTGGCTGCTTAAAAGCGTGAATCTCGTCGCAAATGGCAATGTTACAGTTTAAGGAGTCCTGTGCATCTGGGTTTGCCGCCAAAGCGCGGATATAAAATGACCCGTCCCCCAAGTCCGCTTCCATGCTGTGCTCGTTGTTGTTATCAATCACATGAACATGGCCGCCATCCTTGCTATCCTCGCCCATGCGTTTCACGTTGTAGTCCAAAAAGTTGAAAGATTCCAATGTTTGCATAAGAGCAGCGGCGGTTATGTAGGTTTTCGCTCCGCTTCGGCGATACCACAGGGATAGCGCCCAGGCCAATGATGCGGCAAAAGACGTCTTGATATTTTTACGGGGAATGAAAATCAAGGCCTCATGGAATCGGACGGTATTTGTCCCGGCCAGCTTGAATCCAACCAGATTATAGATGATAAACTTGTGGAATGGTTCCAGCAAAAACGGCGTCCCTCTCAGAGGGGTTCCGTCCAGTTTTTCACCTTGCTGATGGCACAGGGTCTTTTCAATAATGCCAATGCAGAACTCTGGTGCCTTTGGATCGATCTCATACTCCGGGTTGTCCAAATCCCGAATGAAACGCTCAACCGCTTGTTTTAATTCCTTACAGGCGATTTTCCGCCCTTCGTGAATGCTCTCGGCGTACTCCAGAACAACGGGCCAGTTTTTAGCTTTCGAGAGCTTTGAGTGCGGCGGCAAGCCCGCTCACCTTCTCTTTCTTTGGGCTGTCGCCCGTCATTTTTTTATAGCTGCTTGGGGTCAACCCCAATTCGCGCCAGTACGCCAGGGCGGATTTATTGAGGTCGTCCCACAGCACGAGCAGAGGGTTTTTGGTTGTATTCGTAGCGCCGCCCTTATTGGTATATTCCCGAACAGGGCGACACCCTTCGTCTCGATACTGTTGATAAACCGCATCTCGCTGCTCCAAAATATCGGAAAGCGTAGAAATTACAGAATCATAGGCTTTTTCCGTTTGCCCCAGGGCTGACAGCTGCCGTTTTATTAAATTTTTCCATTGTTTTGCAGTCATATCATGTCCCTTTTCTTAAAATTCATCTCAGAGTTGGCGTGGGTAAACATTTCCAACTCTGAGA